GTCTCTTTTCTTTTTGGTATAAAAGAAAAGCTCAACGAAAACGTATCAGATGCAATCGCTATCGCCTTATCTTATTGTGCATTGAAAGGAGACCAGCAATGATTGAATTTTATGTTGGTAATACAGGGTTAAGCAGTGCATCGCATTAAAACGACTCCGCGAACTCAAAGCCGAGAAAGCCCGCCTTGGAGATATCATCTAATTTTTTTGGGACAAATTTTAAGGAGGACATAAATATGATACCTGTAATGCAGTTAAACAGGCATGACCCGAAAAATGGGGTTATCGGCGATTGCTTCCGGGCATGTATATGTTCCCTTCTTGAGATAAAAGACATTTGGAATGTCCCAAACTTCGTGGAAGATCCTGAGTGGCCTAATCAATTGTATGAGTTCCTGAAAAGCCGTGGTTATACCTTGTGGTGGAGCAAACGCCATAAACCTCCGGAACATGTTGAATATTACATCGTGCAAGGTATGAGTCCGCGGGGAGTAAATCACTCAGTAATTTTCAAAGACGGAAAGATGGTTCACGACCCTCATCCGGACGGCGGTGGAATTCAAGAGCCATACACGGCTTATCTATGGTTAGAACCAGATGAAGAGGCAAGGGGGTGAGGATAATTAACAAGCCAACAGTGATTTTCGACTTTGACGGTGTCGTTCACTCATATACCAGCGGCTGGCAAGGGGCTACCATTATTCCAGATCCGCCGGTTCCGGGAATCAAAGAAGCGCTCCAGGAAATACGCAAAGAATATCGGGTTGTCGTCGTTTCGACTCGGTGTTTTCAGCCCGGCGGGATTGAAGCAATTGAGAAATATCTTGCAAAATATGGGATCGAAGTTGACGGAGTGGCAGCCGAGAAAGTGCCAGCGATTTTATCAGTAGATGACCGGGCCATATGTTTTGATGGGCGGCCAGAGGAACTGCTGGAGAAGATTAAAAACTTTAAACCGTGGAATAAACTGTATTTTGAGATTTAGTTGTCAATAACCCAACGACTAAATCAGACAACGAAAGGAAGTAATACCCAATGAAGTTAATCCCCTACTACTGCAAAAAGTGTAAACGGTTTTTAGTCAAAGCGCTACCAAACGCTCAAGTCTATTGTCCTAAATGTGGAAAATGGAATAAATGAAAGGAAGGAACCATTAATGAAAGAAATTAATATATCTGCAAAAATCGATGGTAAAACCCATATTGTTACCGTTGATTGGACAATCTTCAAAAACCTGGTATTACAAGCAGCCATAGCAGCAGAAATTGAACAAAAAATTATCTCAAGCATTCTTGCGGAAGATGATGATGATATCAGCCCAGGGGGCACGGATTGATTATGAAAAGCTGTATTATTTGCGGAAGCTCCAGCCACACAAAAACCCGCAATGGCAAGGTCTACTGTGGCAGGCATTACCAGCAACTCCGGAGACACGGCAAAGTATTAGATCGGACTATCTATGATGCAAACGAGATCGTGCTATATGATGACTATGCAGAGCTAATTTGCTATACGAGAGACGGCCAAGAAAAAGCCAGGGCGCTAATCTCCCTGGCCGACGTGGATAAAGTAAAAAAATATAAATGGTGCTATAATGCTGTAACAGGCATGGTTACGGCGTGCCAAGGGCGGCTTTATTTATCCAGGTATATTATGGATTGTCCGGCAGGGATGCAAGTTGACCATATTAACGGGGATCGCCTCGACAACCGCCGACAAAACCTACGGATCTGTACCGCCGCGCAAAATAGCATGAATCGCCTTGAGCGGGTGAATAACACCAGTGGGTTTAGGGGGGTATCCCAGCGGAAAGATGGGCAGTACGAGGCTTACATCCACTATCAAGGACGCAAGATCCACCTTGGCCTCTTTGCAACCTTGACCGAGGCCATTAATGCCAGGTTAAGAGCAGAAATCAAATACTACAAGGAGTATAGTCCAGTAATGCGGGATGCGTTAACGCAAAATTTGCAAAAGGAGCAGTGCCTATGAACCTATTTGCTGAAATAGATAATATTCAGATGGTTATTAAATTAAGACGCTCCGATCTCGTAAAGCGGGCAGTCGTCAACACCGGGTCAACTGATGTAGGTGTGGTATCCATGGAGATCTGGCGTCTACTGGCCAAACTATGTTTTGGAATCGAGCCCGGAGCCCTAACCCGTCGCAATTGTGATGCCCTGGATATTTTGCTGACGGACTATTACGATATTTATACCCTTCAGGATATACGTGAGATAATAAGGGGCCTTAAAGATGCCCCCTAATGAGTTGTACCATCAAAACATTAATCTGGCATATAGTTACATCCACAAAAACGACATCTACCTGGACGGCTATGATATAGAGGACCTACAACAAGAGGCCCTGTTAGCCTTATGGAAAGCCTGTCTAAATTACAACCCCAACAAGGGAGTTAAGTTTAGTACTTATGCCGTTACTTGCATCCGTAATCATTTTGTCGATCTTATACGTAAAAACACAAAGAGAGTAAAAACAGTATCATTAGATACCCTACCCGAGGATTTGTGTTAACATTTTCGTAATATTTGGACTGTGTAAACTTACGTATAATATATATAGGGGGACTTTTTTTTGGAGCTTAACTCCGAGTCCCTCTTTTGTGATGGAGTGATCATTATGTACATAGTCAAACGACGCCTCAAAACTAATACCGACAAAGTTAGGATTGTTGTTGTTAGCTGTCTACACATCGGGGCGGCTAATTTTAATGAAGATAGAGCCCAATACATAAGAGATTACATCTTAGGTAATGATAACACTTATGCCATTGACCTGGGCGATACGACAGAAAACGCCCTAAAGGGATCTCCTGGAGCCGCTGTTTACACCCAAAAGATCAACATCCAAGACCAACTCCAGGCCGCTCTAGACTACTGGGCTCCAGTTACCAAGCAAAACAAGTTACTTTTTAAACACGCTGGTAACCACGGCGACCGCAGCCTAAAAGAGTGTGGATTATCATTAGACGAAATCTTATCCGACAAGTTGGGAGTACCATTTGCCGGGTGGGACGCCCTTACTACTCTTAAGGTTGGCAATCAATCTTATGTGGTGCATAGCTGCCACGGCAAACGAAATGGTAAAGGTGCTCCTGGAGCTTTAAAAGCCTGTATTAATCAGGCGGCCAGAGCACAAGCCGAGATCTATCTACGGGGGCATCACCACCAAACGGTATTTTGTTACGATTTGGTTGGAACTCCGCAGGGCTATAAAAAACGCGGCTTTGGTGTGACAGGTGCTTTTTTGGACTGGGACGGCTCTTACGCCGAGCAAGCCGAGTATGATCCCACTTACCTTGGATGTCTGGAGTTAATCCTCTACAAAGACAAGCACGATTTTGAGTTTAGGATTATATAATTTGAAAGGAAGATTATCATGCTAGATAAATATTTTAAGGCATTCCGTCATGTTGGCACTTTTTTTATTTTTTTCCTCTTGGTCTTTATCAAGTTTAGGTGGCTACTTTTGGCCAATGCGGCATTTCTTGGCCTTCTGGGCACCGCTCTAGAGATGTTAGGTGAAAAAGTCACCTATGAAGAAGCGAAAGGACTTGCTATCTTTGGCACGGCACTCTTGGTCTGGATCTTAGGCGTGAGTCTTGCTCTAGTGGTATAAAAAGGGGGGCTTAGTATGATCAGATGTCCATACTGCAATCGGCTGAGGCGCAGCAAAAACATCGCGGCCTTTCCTTACTCTGTTTACCTGGGTGAATATATCGATCCTGACCCGACGGTATTTATTTGCTTAGAGTGTATGGCAAAAATCAGAGCACAAGCCTTTGCCCGGGATTATTTAGTCCAGCCCTCTATCAACTCCAGGCTTAACCTAAATCTAAATTTAGAAGATGATTTTTAATCACCTTTTAATCGCCAACATCAATATCATGATCGGGTCATAGACCCCACGGCTAAAGCTGTGGGGTCCTAAGGAGGTGATCCCTAAGGAGGTGGTCCAATGGCCGAAAATAAGCGCACAAAATGGCAACGTATTGACTGGGACTATATGGAAAAAGACTATATTACCGGTAACTATGGGTCGCTAAAGGAGTTTGCCGATCACCACAACATTAATTACAACAATGTACGCCAAAAAGCGGCAAAACATGGCTGGAAACAACAAAAAGAGTTGTATCGCTCAGAGAAAAACAGCAAAATCCTCCAAGAAGTTCAAAAACAGCAGGTCAAAGAAGAGGCTTCTCTCCGCAAAAGAGAACTTACCTTAATTGAAAAATGCTTTAATATTATCGAGCGAATCCTAGATGATGGACATTGCCAGATCTCTACTAGACAAGGGATAGTAGACATTAAACTTAACCCCCCTTTAATGAAAGACTTAGCCGATGCTATATTACGCCTGCAACAGGGCGAGTCCATCGCAAACGGGGAAAACTCTATTGGGGTCGGCAATATCACCATGTACGTTAAAGCTCTAGAAGGCCAGGTCGATGAGGTCTGGGGCAATGAATAAAGGATTTGAGTGGGGGCCCTTCTCGCTAAAACAGAAACAACTACTAACCTGGTGGCTGCCATCATCTCCCCATGCTAATAAAGACATGGTCATTGCTACTGGTGCCATTAGATCCGGCAAGACTGTCGCCATGATTGACTCTTTTATTACCTGGTCGCTGGCTACCCACGAGGGTAAGAACTTCATTCTTGCCGGCCGTTCAATGGGTGCCCTAAAACGAAATGTCCTGCGGCCAATGTTTCAGATTCTTGTAGCCAAACAAATACCTTACACTTACCATAGAGCGGACAATTATATTACCATCGGGTCTAACACCTATTATTGTTTCGGAGCAGCAAATGAAGCCAGCCAGGATGTTCTCCAGGGGCTTACCGCAGCCGGCTCGCTCCTGGACGAGGTTGCCCTCATGCCCGAGAGTTTTGTTGACCAATCGATTGGGCGCTGTTCCGAGTCTGGATCCAAGATGTGGTGGAACTGCAACCCAAAAGGCCCCAATCACCCCATTAAGAAAGAATACATCGACAAAGCGGATGAACTTGGGATCCTGGTGTTAAATTTTAGACTAGAGGATAACCTAACCCTCTCTCCCCAGGTTATCGAGCGTTACAAGCGCATGTTTAGCGGGATGTTTTACCGTCGTAATATCCTGGGAGAATGGGCTGCTGGCGATGATCTAATCTATCCACACTTTAATCCTGATACCATGGTGACCACTGATCTTCCAAACATGGTATCTTACTGGGCCGCAGTTGACTATGGCCACACTAATGCCACAACTTGCCTTATTTTTGGCATCGGATCCGACAAAAGACTATATGCTCTGGATGAGTATTACCATGCTGGGGCTAAAGGTACCCCCAAAACCCCTGCTCAATATGCTCAAGACATCAAGGCTTTCCTGGGTAACTACAATGTTAAAGCAGTCTTTATCGATCCATCAGCGGAAGGCTTTAGGTTACAACTACAAGCAGATGGCATACGAAACATCCGTAGCGCCAACAACAAAGTCTTACCTGGTATCCAGATGGTCTCTTCAATTATTGGTAACGACCTCTTTAGGGTTCATCCCAGATGCAAAAATCTCCTTAACGAACTGGCCTCTTATGCATGGGATCCAAAAGCAGCAGAACACGGTGAGGATAAACCCCTAAAGGTCAATGACCACTGTGTTGATACCTTACGGTATTGCGTGATGGGTACCTCCACCCACTGGGTCAGGCTATTACCTTTAGTGTGGCAAAATATTGCTTAACTACCCTATAGGAGGGATATTATGCCATTACCAACCGATCCCCGACAGCCCATCATCCCCGAGCGGCTCGAAGGGATATATGATAAATTACAAGAGTGGTCAGCCCTCTACTCCTCTGACCCGCTCCAGCTTGCCACTTACTACTCCAGTAAGGTCTACGATGGCACCCCCCAAGGCAGGTTCTGGGGCCGGGTCGAACAGGCTGAACGCTCTACGATGCTCCATGTCCCGATTGCCAAAGATATCTCTACAGCTTCTGCCGACCTCTTGTTTTCAGAGCGACCAAAGGTTACTTTCCGCGACCCTGCCACCCAGGAAAGATTTAATGAGATCAGTGCTGGTATTAATTTTTACGGTCGAATCTTAGAAGCCGCGGAAACCTGTAGTGCTCTTGGTGGAGTCTATCTTAAGGTCAACTGGGACAAAGCACTAACTCCTTACCCTATTCTATCCGTAGCCCAAGCCGACATGGGTATTCCTGAGTTTAAATTTGGGCTATTGCAAGCAGTCACCTTTTGGACAGTGTTGGAGGAAAAAGGATCCATCGTCTGGCGCCTACTTGAGCGGCATGAAAAAGGGGTTATCCTAACAGGTCTTTACAAGGGGTCCCCCACAGAGCTCGGTAAAGAAGTGCCCCTCACCTACCGCGAGGAGACCGCTCACCTTGCGCCAGTCATCACTACAGGTATTGACGACATTCTTGTCCGGTACGTCCCAAACATGAAGCCCAACAACCTATTCAGGGGCTCCGACTTTGGCAAATCCGATTATGCTGGACTTGAAGGCCTAATGGATGCCCTGGACGAAATCTACACCTCACTCCTGCGGGATGTAAGGCTTGGTCAAGGAAGAATTATTGTACCGGAGACCATGGTTGATCAGTACGGGAAATTTAGTTTGGACAAAGAGGTATTTACCGTGATCCCTGTCGGTGTAACAGATTTTAGCAGCCTACCAAAGCTTGTTGACTGTAATCAATTTGACATCCGGACCGACCAGCACATTAAAGCTGCTCTGGAAATAATGGACCGCATTATATCCGGTGCTGGCTACTCCCCCCAAACCTTTGGGCTTAAGATTGAAGGCCGTGCGGAGTCTGGGACTGCTCTTAATATCAGGGAAAGAAAATCCTTTGTTACCTCAGCAAAAAAAGCCACTTACTGGAAATCAGCATTGGAACAGATTATTGAACTGATGCTGATTGTCGACCGGCAGATGCTTGGCACCTCCATTAATCCAGAAAGACCAACCGTTGAGATCCAAGACTCGGTCCAGCATGACATCAGCCAGGTTGCCCAGTCTATCATGTTGATTAAAGACGCTGGCGCGGCTTCAACCAGGACATTAGTGAAGACTCTACACCCTGATTGGACTGAAGACCAAGTTGAGTTAGAAGTCCAGGAGATTTTGAAAGAAAAGTATCCTACCCTTTAAATCTCGCCCGTAACATGCACATGGCGTTAAACTGCGCAAGGTATCGTGGGTTACTCCCCACGCAAAACTAAGGAGGTATTTATATGTTGAAAGAGAAGTTTGATCTGCAGTTCTTTGGTGATGGTGATGGCCAGGACGCGGGAGACGGCGGTAACGGCTCTAATGGTCAAAAACCATATGCGGTTTTCCCTGACAAGGAATCTTTCCATGCTCGGGTGAGTCGCGAAGCCAACAAGAAGCTGCAGGAAAAGATCAAGGCATTGGGGTTTGACTCCGAAGAGGCACTAGTCAACACCATCAAGGAATACAAAGCCAAACAGGAGGAATATGACAAAGCCCTCAACGCCGAAAAAGAGGCCAGACAAGGCCTGGAGTTAAAGCTCGCTGATTTGGGTCAGCGTGTCATCGACACTAATATACAACTGACCGCAGCTGCGAGCGGCGTAAAGCCGGAAAAAATGAAACACTTTTTAAAGCTCGTAGACCGCACTGGTCTTGAACTCAAAGACGACGGTACCGTTGACGATGAAAAAATTAAAGCTGCCGTGGACAATGTCTTAAAAGACATGCCCGAATTTAAAGGTGTCCCCAGTGCTGGCGGCAGCGATTTCAAGGATGGCAACAAAGACACCCCCGATAAAGGCATGGATAGTATCCGGAAAGCACTGGGCTTAAAATAACAACAAGGAGAGATATATAAATGGCTAATACGATTGATTTGGCACAGAAATTTTTGCCGCTTTTAGATGAAAAATTGGCCGTTGAAGCCAAATCCTCGATCCTCAATGCTCCCGAAGAGTTTGTTCGGGAAGGGGCAAGAGCTGGCTCCGTTTTAATCCCTACTATGGAATTGCAGGGTCTTGGTGACTACAGCAGGGCAACTGGTTTTCCGCAGGGCGACGTTACCCTCGAATGGCAAGAGTTTGCGTTGACCCAAGACCGTGGTCGGACCTTCTCGATTGATGCGATGGATAATGAAGAGTCTGTAGGTGTTGCATTTGGGCGCTTAGCTGGCGAATTCTTGAGAGCTTATGTGGCTCCCGAGATCGATGCTTACCGCTTTGCGACCCTCGCTAATGCAGCTGGCAACAGCGCTGCTGCTGACCTGACGGTTGCCACTGTTATCGGAGCAATTGACACCGCGATCACCACGCTCGATGATGCTGAGGTTCCGGAAGAGGGCCGCATCCTGTTTGTGTCCCCCACTGTTTACAACATGATCAAGCAATCCGACGCCTACGTCCGCCTTTACAAACAGGACCGCAATTTTGAGGAGTTTGATGGTATGCCGGTTATTAAGGTCCCGCAGGGGCGCTTCATAAGCAAGATTGACCTGCTCGACGGCGTCACCACTGGCCAAATAGCCGGGGGCTACGTTGCAGACACAGACGGCGTAGACATCAACTTCCTCATCGTTTGGAAACCTGCGGTGCTTGGCGTTGTTAAACATGCGGTCCCCAGGATCTTTAGCCCGCAGGAGAACCAGGTCGCCGATGCCTGGAAATTTGACTACAGGATCTACCACGACATCTTTGTACCCGCAAACAAACTTGACGGCGTTTATGTCCACACCAAGGCCCCGGTGCCCCCCCCGGTCGGAACCGGTGATTAAGATTGCAAAACTGGGAGTTAGTAGGCTTGTCACAGAGACTGCCTACTACTCCCATTGGATAAGACTAGGTTACACCATCATTGAGGAGCCCAAACCAAAGCCAAAAAAAGCAAAACCGATTAAAGCTGAAAGCAAAAAAGAAGAGGCTCCTCAACCAAAAAAAGAAAAAAAGGACACGCCGAAGAAAGCTGGTACAAAGAAAAAAGACGACACTCCTAAAGAGTAAGGAGGTGGCATTAATGGGCTCTGTTAGCCTAGAGGATGCCAACACGTATTTTGAGGGCCGCATTGGTGCTGAGGCCTGGGAGAGCGCGGACGACGCTATTAAGCGCAATGCTTTGGAATTGGCCACCCGAAGGATAAATAGTCTACCTTTCCGCGGCCATAAACTTGACGAAACCCAGCCGCTAGCCTTTCCCCGCAGGATGCTCAGTCACAGCGGAGAGATTATGATTTTTAATGAGCCTCCTCAGACAGTCCGAGATGCCATCTGTGAGGAAGCCCTATCCTTAATAGAGAGTCACAAGATCGATATGCTACGAAACCACGGTGTAAAATCTTATTCCCTGGGGGATGAGACCATTACCTTAGATGCAAGATCCACCCCCATATCAAACGAAGCTTACATGCTGCTTGCTGGCTACTTGGGTCCTCCCTATCGCGTAATTTAAAATATGTAAGGGGGCTACACTGGGTAGCACGGGGCTTTCCTTCCTTTCACCCGAAGGCCGTATAAGCCTACGGCCTCCCCTTACTTTCATAAAAAAAAGGTGATAAAATGCTGACTTTTAACGAGTACTGCACTTACTGGGAATACAAACAAGGTGCTTACGGGCCGGTCTACTCGCCCCCAAAAGTGATAAAATGTAAGTGGGAGACAAGACAAGAGTTAGTCCGCACTAGTACCGGAGATGAAAAGCTCTCCAACTCCCGCATTTACGTGCGCGAATCTGTTGCCCCCAATGGTATGCTTGCCCGGGGTAAATACGATAGCAACAATCCCCCCTCGACAGCACACACCATTATGGCGGTGGAAGAAGCCAAAAGTCTCTTTTTCAGCCAAATCCTCACTAAGATTTACCTCTAAACGAAAGGATTTTATAAATGAAATGGTATGGCGACGACTTCCTGAGAAGGTTAAATGTGGCGGCCAAAGAAGCCCTAAGCGAAGCAGCAGACCAAGTTTTAGACAATGCAGACGGAAAGGTTCCCGTGGTTACCGGTGAGCTCAAAAACTCTCGCACAAAAGAAGGTAATGAGTCAGAAGTGGTCTTTGGTTATGATAAAGAATATGCACCAATAGTCCATGAAAACCCCAATAGCACTGGTTACAAATTCTTAGAACAGGCGCTGCAAGAAGAGACCATTAATATGAGAAGGATACTCAAACAAAAGCTTGAGGAGGGGTTAAAGTAATGCTTGTTGTTGAAATTGCAAAATACCTGCACAATCAAGGTATCGGATCTTTCGACGAAACCGGAGTAGAAGGAGATATCTTTATTGGCTTACTTCCTCAAGCTCCTACCTCCTGTATAGCCATCAACCCAACTGGAGGCTATATGGTTACTACCAGCCAGCACGTTGACGAGCCCACCATTCAGGTCTTGGTAAGGGGAAGCTTGAATCCCCTAGACTCTTACAATAGAGCACAACAAATTCTCGATACCCTCAATGGGTTTCACAATGATAGATTTACCCCTGATGGGCAGTTTATTGTAAGTTGTGTTGCCATCCAGAGCGCACCATTTGGTTTTAGAGACAACAATGGCAACTACATCCACACTATCAACTTTTTGATTAATACAATTAACTACAATAGGAGGAATTTATAAATGGCGGATATCGTAATGATTGCGAAAGATTTTGAGCTCGAAGTCAAGGGCGACGGAGAGGATTTCTTAAAAGTCCCCCAGCTCACCAGCTTAACTTATTCACAAGGCTCCAACGAGGTCGACCTCTCTAACTTTGATGACGACGGCTTCAAGTCCAGTATGATTGTTTCCCGTACCCGCAGCCTCACTTTTGAGTGCAACTACCTGGTCGATGAAACCACCAAAGAGCTACACTCTGCCTTAAAGATCATCTCTGATCTCAATAATAAGGTTGGTTATGAGGCTATTGGTACTTTCCGCTTAACCTTCCCGAATGGGGACAAAATTGAATTTCGGGGTACTGTCAGTCTCAATGACATGGGCGGCGGCGTCGATGACAAACTCACCTTTGGCGGGACGATTACAGTTAACGGTAAGCCGGTCGAAGTGACCGAGTAAATAACATAAGAAAGGAAGAATGTTGTTATGGCCCGTATGAATTTTGATGCGATGTTTGTCAATAAGCCTGAGGATATTGTAGTCGAGCTTTTTGGTAAAGAGTATGTTGTTCCCGGGGATCCCGACATCATCAAAGCACTTAAAGCAGAACGCCTCTTAAAACAGGTCTATGATAAATACGGTGAAGACTTTGGTGACAAGGTTGAGCCTGAAGAGTTAGTTGACCTCTATAAAGAAACGGCAAAGCTGTATTTTGGTGAAGAGGCAGTAGAAGAGTGGTACGCCCACGAAGAGTTTACCGACACCATGATGTTTACGATTATGACATGGGTAATTGGCGAGGTTAGGAAAAATCAAGAAAAACTAGCAGAGCCCCCGGGAAAAAAGTCGACGAAAGCCAAGAAGAAACAGTAGAGATTGATATCTTTGAGGACTGGGGTTACATCTACGCTTCTTTCTTAGCAGTTTATAATATCGATCTGGAAAAAGACCCCGTTCCTTTATCTAAATTCTGGGTTCTTCTTGGCGGTTTACCGAGCACATGTATCTTTGGAGAAATCATACAGGCCCGCTCGATGAAAAAATCTCCAAAATCCACTAGCCCAACTGCATCACAGGATAGAATAATAACAGATCCGGAAGAAGCCTGTCGCAGATTGCGAGCATGGGCTGGTCTTTAGGCCCACGTCTGTGGGCCTTTTTTTACTACGAAAAAAACGAGGTGTCATCATGGCTAAATTCAAAATTGCAGACCTCCACGCCGTCCTTTCGCTTGAAAAGAAAGGTTTTGACGCCGATCTTAATAAAGCTAGACGAGACCTGGAAAGATTCTCGAAATCAGCAAGCAAGCTCGGGAGAAACCTTACCGTTGGCCTTACCCTGCCAATTATAGGGGCGGGCAGTGCCCTTTTTAAACTTGGTTCTGACGCCATAGAGGCTGAGCAGTTATTTTCCGTCTCAATGGGACGAATGGCGGACTCCACCCGGGCCTGGTCAGAAGACCTCTCCCGGCGGCTTAAAGTCAATGACTATGAGATTCGGGAGATGGTTGGGACCTTTAACGTCATGTTTACGGCGATGGGGGTAGGAACCGCAGCCTCTGCCTCGATGAGTAAAGCTCTTACGGAACTTGTCCAAGACATGGCATCTTTCCACAACTTAAACCCCGATGTTATGTTCCAAAAGATCCAGTCTGCCATGAGTGGCCAGGTAGAACCCTTAAGACGCTTGGGTTATGTGATCAATGACACCACCATCAAAATCTGGGCTTTAAATAATGGCATGATTAAACAGGGCGAAGAAATGACCGAGTCGCAGAAGGTGCTGGCAAGATATGCGGTTATCATGCAACAGACTGCCAAAGCCCAGGGCGATCTAGCTCGAAACCTTGATAGCCCTGCCAATAAAGTAAGGGCGATGCGCGATCAATTTAAGAAGACAGCCACTGACCTTAGCATAGAGCTAATGCCAGCGTTTGAGGTCGTCCTTGATGTGTTGCAAAAAACAGCTAGCATCATAAGTGGGGTAGTTGATGCCTACAGGGCCCTCCCTAAGCCAATACAAGGAGCAATCACCACTACCACTGCTTTAGCGATGACGATTGGCCCTCTAATTCTTTTGTTTTCAAAGCTACAGAAGGCAATATCCGCCACCTCGGAGGAATACGTAAGACTTGCTGGGGCTGCAACTATTGCGAACATAGCCCAAAAAGGCTCGCTAAATATCGTAAAAATAGACGAAGACACCGGGGAGGTGAGAAGGCCTAGCTCAGCAGAGGTTATTGAGGAGATCAAAAACCTGTCTGGTGGAGCAAAAAAACAAATTAAAAGTGTAACAAAAGAGACTGTTAGTTGGGCTGCGGCGCTTAAAAATGTAAAAGGCACAATCACTGGAGTTATCATTGGTCTTAAAGATATGTTTATTGCTTATCTCCCTTATCTTGCTGCTGGAGTAGTTGTTGCCGGCCTTATTGCCATTGGTAAACAGCTTAAGGACCACATCGATAAAACCAGGCTTCTCAAGAAAGAGATTAAAGAACTTAGTAATGAAGAACTAGACAGAGCAGAGCAGCTCCTGAAAAAGGAACTTGAACTCAAGCGCAGGGAACTCGAAGAATCAAAAAGGATACGTCATCGAACCCAAAGCGCGGGAATGGGGAAATTTGCCGCATTACAACAGTATGGGCATATCAGGCCAGACACAGATCTTATAGAAAAAGACATAAAACTCCTAGAAGAACAACTTAACAAGCTCACCGGAGAACGAGAGAGAAGAGAAAAAGAAAAAAAGATACAAAGTATCCTCGACACGTACAATGAAGCAGAAAAACAGATTAAAGCTGAAGAAAAAGTACTCGAAAGAGTCAGCGAAAAGGGTATTGAGCTTACTGATAAACTATCTATTGCCCAGGACCGCATGAATAACGCTTGGCAGGCCTTTGTTGATCTGATGGCAATCGATCCATCCCATGAAAAAGTTTCGAAATTCCAGGCTGAGTATAAAAAGTGGAAAGCCGAAGTCGATAGACTCCAAAAAGAAGTTGCTAAAGATACCGCCAGGAAGGATAGAGAGACTAGGCTTGCAGAGATTGACAAACAGGCGGAGGCTTTTGGTGATGGCTTCAATGCGGCGGCTGAAAAAGCATCTGTCCTGAGAGAGTCCATAATTAACCTCTTAAAAGCCGGGGTTGATCCGGCAAGTGAAGAGATTCAAGACCTGGTTAAACAGATGAAACAGTTTGAAGATGAAGCTGAAAAGATTGCCAATGCTTTTGACCTGGATAAGGAAAAATCCAAACTTCTCGAGGAGCTTGAGAATATTGATGCTGTAGGAAAAGAACTTGGCACGGAGACAGTAGATATTCTCCAAAGCTCAATTGCCCAGATTGAAGCCTTTATTAACGCGGCATTCAGGGGTGGCGTCGACCCAGAAGATATCCAAGACATCATAAACAAGTACAAAGATTTAAATGAAGAGCTTAAAGTCCAACAAAAGTCGAAAGACCTACTTGAAAGAGCAGACCAGGAACTTACAGAATGGCAATACCGTGAACTTGATGGTCTTGAGCGCTTAATTAAGGAATTAGAAGTCCAAGCAACTCTAGACAAAGAACACGCAAAAGACCTCCAAGAGAAAATAACAGCCCTTAAGAAGCTCAAAGATGAGCAGGATGCCTACAACAGAGGTCTTGAAAATCAAGCAAAAGCGGAACAACTGATTGCTCAAGCAGAAAGAGAACTCGGCATTGAAGGACCATCCTTGATTGAACAACTAAGAGAACTTGCTGATGCAGAAGGTATATCTGAAGGCACCAGGATGGAGCTAGTCAAGCTGGTAGTTGCCCTTAGAGAGGTTGAGCTTCAATCCAAAGGTGTTGGCGGAGGTATCCGGGCTCTAATCAATGATATCAAGATGTCTGACAGTGTATTACACGACTTTGGTTATGATCTTGCGTCCAGTTTTAATGAGCTGATGCGTGACATGATGCGGGAGAACCCCTTCTCCCTGCTGTTTAAGAAAGAGCTCGATGACAGTGAGAATTACTTTGACGCCTTCGCTGACCGCATTAAGACCGCTTTTGATAATCTGATTGCCGATATGTTAAGCTCCTTCTTGCTACAAAAGTTTATGGATATGATTTCAAACATGGGTGGTGGCGGGGGAGTATCAAATATAGTTGGAAACTTCCTAGATTCCATCTTTGGTGGGGCAAGGGCCTCTGGTGGTCCAGTCGTACCTGGAAAAGCCTACCTGGTGGGTGAAAGAGGGCCCGAACTCCTAGTCCCTGGTGTTGCGGGCACTGTTATCCCCAACCACAGAATGACACCACAAGTTACTGTGCAGGTCGTTAACAACACAGGCATACAAACCAGGGTAAAGCAAACACAGCCCCATTTTGATGGACAAAGATGGGTTGTTGGTGTTGTGCTTGATGCGGTTAACCGCAATATCGGCGGGATGAGAGACGTTCTTAAGGGGGCGAGATAATGTTGGTATTTCCGAATATCGCACCGCCACACTATATCACCGAAGACTGGGAAGACGTTGGGATTATATCTCCCATGGAGGATGGCTCTGTCGTCTCCCGGGCAAGATTTACGAAATCCCGGGGCACCTGGACTGTTGGTTGGAACTGTTTATCTCAGGCAGACTATGCCATCCTAATGAACTTTTACCGCAACCAGTGTAAAGGGGTCTCAGAGAAGTTTGAGTGGGTCCACCCCATTACCAAACAGGTTTATGTTGTCCGCATGATCGGCAAAGAACCTTTTGAAAGACTTGGTGTGGTTGGGTGGACGGGCGAGATTACGTTGATGGAGGCGTAAGATAAGATATGCTAAATCTTAGTGCAGCAGCGCGACTCGAACTCCATAAAGTGGCATCCACCGGGGCCTGGTTAATCCTTCTAGAAATCCGGGTCCCCGGACTGGAAACCCTTTATGTAGTGAGAAATACGGAAAATATCACATGGAATAGAATCACCTGGCAGGCATTTCCATTTGAACTAGGCGAATACACCGAAGATGCTGGTGGCGAAATCCCCCAGCTTAGCCTCAAGGTATCTAATATTAACCGGATGATACAGGGCTACCTGGAGCAAGCAGATGGTGGCGTGGACAGTGAGGTAGTCTTAAGGGTTGTTCACTCTGAACACCTTGACTTAACCACCCCGGAGATAGAAGAGACCTTCAAGGTTAACTCGACCACTTGTGACGCAGAATGGGTAGAATTTATCCTCCAGGGGGATCTCCTTTTAAATAAGCGAGTCCCTGACCGTAAGTACCTTAAAGACTGGTGTCCTTACCAATTCAAGGGAATCGAGTGCGGATATAAAGGCTCGGCAACAAAGTGTGATCACACTTTAAAGAGTTGTAAGGCTTTGAGAAATACCTTGAGATTTGGCGGAGAGCCAGCTATCCCCGGGACCGGAATCTACCTGTCGAATGAGGTGAAGTAATGGTTACTTTTACCGACTTGCTAAAAGTACCGTTTAAAGATGGCGGTCGTGATATGAATGGTCTGGACTGCTACGGACTCGTGATTGAGGTTTTTAAGCGTTACGGTATCTCGCTACCTGATTATAAGATCAGCTGCATGGACTTTGTTGGTATTCATAACGAGATTATAAATCAAAAGCAATACTGGATTAAATGTGACCCGACAAATCTACCTGTACCGTGTATCGTCGTAATGAGGATTGGCAAAGGGGCCCTTTGTACCCACTGCGGTGTCTATATCGGTAATGGCAGGTTTATCCATACGCTACTCCGCACCGGGGTGCATATCTCAAGGCTTGACCACCCTATGTGGCGCAACAAAATTGATTCTTATTATTATCCGAGCGAGGAGGTCTTAAGGTTATGCAAAAACAACCAAAAAGCATCGTCCTCCTAACCCTTAAAAACCCCTTTAATTTAGACGATAAAAGAATAGATATTGTCCCCATTCAAGAGGGTAAAAGCGTTTACCATTACGCCGCACATTTAATGCTTCCGCCTGAAGAGTTGGCAATTGTGGTTAATGGTAGAGAACTTGATGTTACAGAATACCAAAGCTACTGCCCGATGCCCGGAGACTACATTGCGATGTGTCCTGCCATTGGCGGAGGCGATGATGGCAAAGCCGTCGGCCGAATCCTGGGTTATATCGCAGCTGGACTCCTTGCTGTTGCGACTGGGGCGTGGATTGCCGGGGCTGGTTTTTCAGTTGGTGCCGGATTTGCCACCATTGGATCTTGGGGCTTTGGGGCAACCTTGGGAGCCGCTGCGGCCTGGGGTGCTGGTAAGTGGCTCGTTGACTGGATCTTCCCGAAGGGAGATAAATCTGATCAGGAGAGAGGCCAGTACAGCTGGAGTGCACTGCGGACCCTAACCGGGGTCGGTAATGCCGTACCTCTCACCTACGGGACGACCAGGATTGGTGGCCAGATTGTTTCTCAACACATTGTTTCGAGTGGCAGCAAACAATACCTGGAATTACTGCTCTGTGGGGGCGAAGGCCCTTGCGATTATATAGGTAACGGGGAAGATGATAACTGCATCGGGATCTCCGATATTGAGATTAACGGCAACCCCATTGAAAACTTAGAAGACGTCCAGATCTATAAACGGGCCGGCCTTAACGACCAGTCTGTGATCCCTGAGTTTAGTGGGGTCTATGAAGACCAGCACGTAGGCGTCGAGCTCACCAAAGATGGCGAGTGGCATACCTATACTACAGCCGGTGACGGCGGTAGCGCAATTGAGGTTACCCTCCACTTTCCAATGGGGCTTTTTCGGGTCACTGACAAAGGGGACCGCAAAACCACCAGTGTGACCTTCCAGATTCAATATTCTCCCCATGGCGAAAATAACTGGACCTCTTACCCTGACTACCTCCGGTACAAATGCTCTTCTACTTCAAGCATGATTTATGTTGATGGAGACGTGAGGACAGTCTTTCCGGTCGGGACCAGGGTGCAGATCTATCAGGGTGGCCGGTACCGTAATGCCACCGTTACCAGCGTTACTTACTCCAGTTCCCCCTCCAGTTCCTACACCCAAATCAGAGTTGACATACCCCTAAATAAACCGACCTACATTCGCAAAGAGCGCGATACAATAACAATCTCCGACAACAAAAAAGATGGCTTTAGACTGGTTTATCGGCTCCACTGCGGTAAGCCCGGTAAATATGATGTGAGATGTCGATGCGTCAGCAAAGATGGCACCTCTGAAAAGTACTACAACACCATCTTCTGGGAGTCCTTCTCTCATATTAGCTTTGAGGACTTTGCCAGGCCGAATAAGGTCCTCCTTGGCATTAAGGCCTTGGCTACCAACCAGCTCTCGGGCGGTGTGCCTAATGTTACCTGGCTTCAAACTCGGAGTAAGGTATGGGTATGGAACCCCTACACCAATAAATACGAGCAAAAGCCCGCCAATAACCCGGCATGGGCTGCTTATGATATCATCCACCGGGCCAATCGGCTCTATGACGTCAGAGACAAGTCATGGAAATTCTACGTCCGTGGAGTCGCTAAAGAGCGTATGGACTACCAGGCCTTTGCCGACTGGGCAGACTTTTGTGACTGGATAGTACCTGGTACCGGCAAGAAACGCTGTGAGTTTAACTACTGGTTTAGTTCAACTACGACCCTGTGGGATGCCTTGGGTATAATTGAGGCGGTAGGACGTGGTAAGGTCTTAATCAAGGGGACGAGGTTTTCCCCGATCTTTGATGGAGTCTCTGAGCCAGTCCACCTCTTTACAATGAGCAACATCATCAAGGACTCTTTCCAAGAAAAGTTTATTTCGATGGAAGAAAGAGCCTCAGCAATCGAGGTAACTTTCCAGAATAAAGATAAGGGCTACCAGGCTGACACCTTTACGGTCTATATGGACAATTATGAAGATATCGCTACTAACAAAGTAACACCAGTCAGTGTGGAAATGCCTGGGATTACCAGTTTTGAACAGGCTTATCGTGAGGCTAAATACAGACTAAGACTCAGCAAGTATTTAACAAGGATTATTTCCTTTAGTGCTGCGGTTGATGCTATTCCTTGTCAGGTAGGGGACGTTATACTATTTCAACACGACGTGACCAGATGGGGCGTGGGGGGAAGGGTTATCGAAGCCACCGAAAATTCTGTACAATTAGATAAAGTCGTTACCCTCCAGGCACATACCCCTTACCAAATCACTGTACGGACGCCGACCGGTAAGATCGAAACCAGAGAAATAGAGGTCAGCCCCACGACAGTAGAAACCGATATCCTTCTTTTAAAAGAACCATGGCAGGAGATACCTCTCCCTGATGCGGTCTACTCCTTTGGTGAGCTACACATCTCCGCCAAACCATTTCGGGTTATCAATATCACCAGAGATCAAGATTTCACTCGACAACTAACCTGCATGGAATATATCGACGAGGTCTACATGGAGACTGATGATATTCCGCAGATTGATTACACGGGCTACTATGATGTCTCAGCACCAGGGGAGCTTACCCTTAGACAGAGGACTGAGGGAGATAGGGTCTATCTAGATGCTACTTGGCACCCAATCCGAGCGAATCAACTAAAAGAGATCCGTATCTACCTTGACAATGAATTAATTGGCACCGCACCAGGACTTGCTACTAACTATTCGATTGAGGTTACAGAGCTTAAGTCCTACCACGTCGAGATTAGGGCGATTGATAGTAATGGCAAGGTCTTAGTTACCAAGGATGCTTACTTTAACGTAGAAACTGATATATTATTACCAGACACACCAGTTATCTCTCATGTTTCGATGGCGAAATCTGGCGCGAGGATAGTCTGGGCTGGCAATGCCTACCGCTACAACGTGTACCGAAAAGATGGCAATTACCCACATGACAGCTCTGGCGCTGAATTAGTTGGCTCGACCTATGACATACAATTTCTGGACACCAGTACCAAACCTGGCAGCCAGTACACCTGGTATGTTTCGGCAGTAGATGTGGCTTGGAATGAAAGCCCTCTCTCCGAAGGTATTGTTAAAATCACACCAGAGGAAGTTGTTGTGACCACTCCCCCAGACCCGCTCGTAGATGTTGTAGTAGTTTTTGACGAAGATGAGTTAAAACCAGACCGGCAAAGTATTTATTCAGTCACGGTCAGCTTTGGCATTAGTTTAATCCCAGAAGACCAAAAACGGGCCTACATTCAAGTCAAGTATAAACTGGCGGATGAAATAGTTTATCGGCTTGGTGATCGGATAATACCGAGCGAGAGTGGGGTAGCAACAGCTAGTATATCTGGGTTGATGCCAGATACCGAGTATGAGATTGCTTTAGTGCCTGTCTCTGGTTACGGCATTGAAGGTGTCCCAAAAGTTGTTACCCACAAAACAATGGCGGACAATATTCCCCCCGCTAAACCGGTTGTTTCTTACCGCTGGGATGGGCGGAACATCCACGTCTTTTGGAATGAAGTAACAACTGACGCAAATGGCAGGATAGCTTACGATATTGCTGGATATGAAGTAAGACGAGATACCAACTTTGGTGTTGATGACGAAAACAGAATTTACTATGGCCCTAACCTTGAATGCACCGACAATGAAAGGCCAACATCGCGGAATTTTTCCCTATATGTTGCTGCGGTAGATAGATTTAACAACTACTCGGAGATAACAACATTAAGTATTAACATACCTCCTCCCATGGCTCCACCAGCGCCGGAAATTCAAGAATTCTTTTCTGGCTTGAAGGTTCGCGTTTTTGCGGTGACTGATCCCTATATTGTTTCATACAATATACACTTAACGCCTTGTGATAATAACGGGCTCCCGACAGGAGAACCTGTTATTGTTTTGTGTGAGCCTTTCCCTGGGGAGTGTTTCTATGAAGCTCAATCTGGGTCTAGTTTTTTAGTGCAGGTTGCCGCTTGTGATATTTTAGGCGAAGGCGAAAAGACTGGGCCCATATTAGCAACAGCCAGATTTTTGCAAGAGGTAGAAATCCCCGACGGACTACTTGATCAGAGCAAATTAACCCAATCTCTTGCCCAAAAAATCGACAGCGTTGATGAACTGTCAAGCGAGATTCAACGGCTAAACGACGAAATTACGCTTAAGGTTCAGTACAACGCCGATGGGAAAATGATTGTAACCGGGATCGGCGTGGCAAGCGGCCCCGAAGGCGGAGAAGTGGCCGTCATGGCTGATCGGTTTAGGGTTTTCAGCAGTACAACCGAAACGGGAGAAGGTAAACCGGTTTTTGTCGTTGATAGCCAAACCAAGGCTGTGTATTTAGTTGGAGATCTAATCGCTGACGGCACAATCACGGCCAGAATGATTAACACCGAAGAGTTGGTTACAAAGCTGGCAAGCATTAAAGACGCTTATATCGATTCGGCAAACATTATTAGCGTCGATGCGTCCAAGATCAAAGTCGGCGGTAGCTCCGCCCCCATCCCCCTAGCTATCCAACCAGGGGACACACTATTTAGGTTTGACGGTAGCTTACTCAGTACGCAAGGCCTCAAGCCTCTAGGAATGGAGTGATAAAATGGCATTAGTACGAACAGACTATGGTCTCATATACAACACCGACGGCTCTCTCTGCGCTACCCTGCTCCCCGATGGCGGGGTGGCGGTGACGGAGGGGACGACAAACCTATTCCCTCTTGAAAAAAGTATCGTGGTCAGAGGTGATACGACTCCATACCAGTATTCGGTTACGAGTGGATTAGTTCAAGGCGGTACCTATACATTGAGAGCTTTTATCAAGGTTGAACCAAATGATGACACCTCTAATCCCAGAATGACCCTTAGATTTATTTATTCCGATGGAACGAGGAATGAACATAGGACTAATAATTTTCCTAAAGATGGTGTTGAGTATGAATATATCTTAACAAAAACAGCCAATCCCGATAAAACTCTCGTCGAAATAAACGGCTGGATTTTGGATCATGGCAGTGTAGGTCCAGGGGGTAAATATCAATCTGCCAGAAACATTCAGCTTGAGCAAAAATCTTTTGCCACTCCTTTTACTGAAGATACAAGGCCGCCTGGAAGATTACCATATGATATTCCCCAATTAAAAGGGGCTAGGGATTTTACTCTTCATTTTAAATTTCTTCCATATATGTTTAAGGAAACAGCCTGGGCGCAATATCTCTTCAGTACAAGAACAAATGACTACCTACATTATTATGCGGTTATAAACGATAGCGGTACACGTTTAGCCATAAACACAGCCCTAGAAGAAGATGATACCTGGGTCTATGCAAATATATATAATCCACCAATTAATATTAATTCTTGGCATAGATTTGTAATGACTGGACGTCAGGAAGGAAATCAAGCTACGATTTCTATATATTTAGATGGAGTGGAGGTTTATAAATCTACACGGGTTGGAACATTAAGGCCTTTTCCTGGAATATTGGCTCTAGGTACAAATCATAGTCTAAGTTACGCATTTAATGGAGCTTTTCGGGAGCTCTATATTTGCCCCTACGCCGTGAGCGCCGAAACCGTTGCTACCTGGCACTCCCTGGACGCGCCGTTTTTTGACCCGAGGGAGCAGATTGACGCAGGGGCAAAAACTATCCATATGTATCAGTCTGACATCAATGGGCATGGGCACACTATCCGCGACCAGTACGGTAATAAAGCTGTGTTCTCCGGCGTCGATCCAGATACAGGAGATCGAGGCTATAAGGTCTATGACGCAAACGGCAGCGACGAGGTCGTCTTCCTGGGCGCAAGAGCTGATGGCAGGCGCGGATTAATGATGCGAGAAGAAGATATGACTTGGTTGGATGCTAGCGGCGTATCTGGCAACAAGGTCATGTCTCTGCCTTGGACTTCGCTGGATAGCGCCACGCAGCTATTGTTTAGCGAATTCTTTATAGGGAATTTCATCATTGCTGATGAAAACGGCGAGTACGGCTTTAACTTTGGCGATGGGTCCGCACAGATTAAAAGTTATGTACTCAAAGCAACAGAGGACACTTACGTAAATAGCCTTCAATACACCGCATATGACAAGGTTTATAGCTGGAGAGACGAAAATTATGGTACAGAAACAAGGCTAAGAATAGCGAATGGCGCCGAACATAACTATAGCATAGGCGGAGGATCTGGCGTAGCAAAATACCATAAGGATGCCTATATTAAATTTTCCGGCTTGAGCAGCATACCCGCCTCAGAAGAAATAGTAGATGCAGAGCTGAGACTGTATTTTACAGATTTAAGCGCTACGAGGTTTATGTTGCTAGCCCCTCGGACAGCGTGGTCTGAAGGGACGATAACCTGGAACAATCAGCCGGATTATTACTTTGCTGAGACTGTATTTTACGCTAAGTTAGGAACAACAATTATAAAATCTCAACAGTTAACTTCTCTTCTTAATTCGATTAGAGCAAGCGGGTGGGAAAATCACGGGTTTACGATTTGGTCCCTTGAAGAAAGTAAGGGAGAATCAGTACTATATTCCCGCGAAGGACATTCTTCCCTGTGTCCTACCCTCGTTGTGTATACCCGTGCTCAAACCCCGACCCCTGGCTTGAATTTGCACGTTCCCGGTGGGCGAGTATTTTTAAACCGCAAGATATTTGATGTTTCCGGGAAAACCCTGACCCTCAGCGCAAACAGAAACGATATTACTATTTACGTTTATGAAAACGAGGACGGAGAAGCAGTAATCGATTTCGTACACGGAGGCCGGGCGTTTAAAGCTGATTCATACGTGGTGCTGGGGAGCGCCAAAACCACCAGCAGCGCCATCACAGAAATATCTAAGGCAAGAAATACCGGGCGGAAAGAAGGGCCGCGCGGAATGGGGAATGATGTCTATTATTTTGGTCCGATAGATATAAATACTACGTCTAGAAATCTCATTATACCGCATGAATTAGGGGGGAGCAGGCATCAAGTAGAAGTGGAAATCAATCCTACTGGAACCTCAGATTGGTTTAGGTTTTCAACCGCGGCTTATATGGACGGGTCAAATAAAAGAGGCATATCTGTGTGGATAGACCCAACAAATTTATACTTGGATGCCGGGAGAACATCGGTGTTTGGATATATCGATACAGTAGGAAACCCCGTATATGTAGATTCTGCCAAAGTCAGAGGGCGAATTGTCAGGCTTGATTAAATTGTGAAAAAAATGTTATAATATAAGAGGGAGGTGTTTTCTATAAAAAAAAGAATTAGTTGGTTATTAGTATTTGCCGCCTTTACTGGAATGGTATGCGGGGGATGTCGAAGGTTTTCTAGCAAACAATTTAGCATTGGGTTTATTATAAAAGAATCAACAGACGTTTCTTCCTCTTTTGGGGTTTCAACAACGACAAAAATAGAAACAGAGGCAATGGAGGTGACTGGTACGTTGAAGGATAAAGCATATAACGGAGTTGTGTATGGATATAAAGGAAGAGTCGGACAGCCAACATACGCCATTGCAACATATGAGGAAAATGGGAAGAGATATCGTTATACCCTTGAGCCTCTTAGTTGGAGTATTATCGAAGGCGATAGTGATGCGTTTGTTCTTGAACCATCGCCTTTAGACGGGGAATGTAGATTATATGCAGCAGGGGGGAAATTGGGAAGAATTAAGCTTATGGCAACGGCTCCGAGTGGACATACAGACACCTGCATTGCGTATATTGTGCCTGATATGTTAAATAGTGCATATCGCACCCCCAAAGGATTAGTATGCGACGAAGAAATGTGGATGATTTATCCAGATTCTCCTGGATGGGGGGCTATAGTTCATTACAAAGATAAAAGGGCAGACGTAATATTTACCGCTGAGGCAATACGTTTCCCGTATGGAGCAGTCCCCATTGAAGGCGCAAATTTCGGAACTCATTTAACCTTTGGCGAAGTTGATTGGGATACACCTATTGATACTGATTGTGTAGAATATCCTTACAATGATAGCCAGTCATTCTTGATGCTCGATAAGAACGGAAGAAAAATCGTTATTCATATGAGAAATTCGCAGAAAGAACCATTGAAGTACATCGCCTGGCACGCCCAAGATCGAGAATATCAAGAATAAAGGCAATCATATTTTATTTTCACCGCTCTCCGGGCGGTTTCTTCTTACCCGAAAGCGCAGAGCCGGGAGGTGCGTTCTCCCGGCCCTGTATATAAAATTAAGTAAGGAGGCCCCACGATCTTGGAAGGTAAGGAACTATTATTAGATCAACAAATTAAAGAGCTTAAGGATACCATGGTACAGGGTTTTTCTGACATTAAGGGCCAAATTGCTAACCTAACCGCCGACGTTAAGGCCTTAAATGCCGCGTTTAACAGCCAAGATAAGGCCTTGGCAATTATTAATACCGATCTCAAAAACATCAAAGAAAAAGTTGCCGAAATCGAGAAACAAACAGACAACAACCACGACGATATTATTAAAATCCAAACAGAGACGGCGGCCACAAAAAAGACCTATAACTGGCTTATTAGTTTGACGGGTCTAGGGATTACTGTAATTAATGTAATTATCAGGTTTATTGATTGGGGGCGCTAAACAAAAAAAAATGAAATTTTCCAAGTTTATTGTCGTGCTGATTATTGCGCTAAATATCGTCTTTGCCGCAGTGGTGCTGTGGATTTTCGACCGAACTAAGGTTGAGCCGACGGAATTGGTTCGGGCGTGGTTTGCTTTTACAACTGGCGAGTTGTGGTTTTTAGCAACAATTAAAAAGGCGGAGGCGAAAAAGAATGACGAATAAAGAATTTGTCCAGAAATTACTTAACGTACTCAATTATAAAACTGTTTATATGTGGGGGTGTTTCGGATCCCCGGTTACCAAAGCATTAATCGAAGATAAATCCATCCAATATCCAGGTTGGTATAAAACGCGCATGGAAAAACTTTGGAAATTAATTGACCAAAACTATTTCGGTTTTGACTGTGTCGGGTTAATCAAGGGCATTCTTTGGGGCTGGAATGGTGACTTAAAAAAATATCATGGTGGAGCAAGATATAATTCTAACGGCGTTCCGGATGTATCGGCTAATATGTTGATCAATAAATGTAATCCTAGTAAAAATTTTGATGATATTATACCAGGTGAAGTAGTTTGGCTAGAAGGTCATGTTGGAGTATATATCGGTGATGGGAAAGTGATCGAATCAACTCCGATCTGGAAGAACGGAGTACAAATTACGGATTGTTGGAATGTGCAAAAAACTAATGGTAATGGACGATTGTGGATCAAGCACGGAAAACTTCCGTGGGTGGTGTATGAATGATTAAAAAGGTTTGGGAAAAAATTGACCAATATATTTGGGGAATAGTAATGTTTATTCTTGGTTATATGTTTAGGGGGATTGTTAGCTGGCTGGTTCAATTACCGATTGTGGGAAGGTTTTTCGAGTTTTGAACATGGTGAAAAATAAAATATAACCCCTTGGTAGGTGATCCTACAAGGGGTTTTTTGTTGCCTAAACTTGGGAAATGTACCCTAACAGTGCTTAGTCTTCCTCTTCTTCCAGGTCGTCATCTTCTTCGGCGACCATCTGCTCATACATTTTTTTGAGTTCGCGGAACTTTTTGGTTTCAAGTAGTTCATGATTCCCAGATTTAAGAATTTCCCGCAACGCTTGCTCGGCACTGATTATAATGGCGTAATCCTTCTCTCCCTGCCACTGCGTCCCATAGATTAACACGTATCTACCATCCTTAAGCTTGGTCAGCCCTTTGTGCCTACCCGGGCTTCCACAACTCCAGTCCCGGCCATCCCAAAAATCCAGGTTCTGGTTGTACCTGACACGTGCAACTACCTCCCTCGAAAATTCGTCCTCGTATACGTTCACACGATATTCTTTTTTTGCCATGATTGATTCCTCCTATTTTTGTTTTTTTTTATTTTTTATTTGCCGGGATTAGCGGCTCCCGGCGGGCCGGTTTGATAAGCGGTTAATTATCTTCGTCAGTTGCCCAGTCAGTAAATTCCTCGCCTTTGCCGTTCAGGCAGGTTTCTGGACTGTCACTAAAGTACCAGGCGCGACTCTCCCAATATTCTCGACCGCTCGGGGTGTTGGCCCAAGTCCCCCGGTGCAGTGTGGCGTATTTGGTACAAAGGTTTTCTTCGATGTAATGGTACTCGTCATCCTGTTTGATGGCTTCCGGGGGACATTCGGCCAGGACATCCCCTTCGTCCATGTCAGAAAAAGCAACCCTCTTGGCCTCTTCCCAACTTTCGGCGTCTATCCGGTAGACCTGGCAGACGCACTCACCAACAGACATCCAATAGTATGCCATTTATTTTACCTCCTGTTTTTTATTTTTTTATTTACCGGGATTTATGGCTCCCGGCGGGCCTTACTTTTTAGGCAATCATGGTCGCCAGGTTGTCGATAAGGGCGCTCATTGCGTTGGTCTCGGCGCTGTCGATTAGCACCTTGCCGTTCGCGGTGATCCGGTAGGCATCTATGTCGTTGCCGCATACCTCAACAACGATGCTACCTACCGGGACTTTGTGCTCGGTGTTGACGCTGAGGAATTCGCCGATAAACGCATACCCGTTGGCCTTGCTGGTGTCGATTGAGGTAACCAGCTTTGCCCAGTGCTTATATTTGTTCTTGTGGTGGTTGGCAGAGTTCATACAGTCGTGAGAGTATACTGCATATTCTTTCTTCGGTTGCCGAGCCTTGAGTTCCTCATTGATTTTTGCTTTTAGGGCTTCTAGTTCTTCCACACTCATGTTTTTCAGGCTTTCGAACATCTTCATCCTCCTCCATTCCGCCCAGGCCTGCCGTAAGCCTTGGGCAATTCTCGTTTTATATGATCCCTCCAGGGTTTTAGCGATTTGGTGGGCTCTTTTCATTATGTTAGCTTTCATTTTTATTTAATACCTCCGTTTTCTTCATCCTTTGTCTATATTATAACACCTTTTGTCCCAGAAGTCAATACTTTTGGATAATTATTTTTCATTTTCTCCTTAGCATCTCCAGTTTTTTTTCCTTCTATTATTATTATATTCAACCTTGCTCCAAAAGTCAACCCTTTTGGGCCAAAAAAATAATTATTTAACAATTTCATAACATTCCAGGCATAGAAAGACCCCTTTTTGCACTTGAAACAAAACCGTAATATTTGTTAGTGTGCTTTTTGGCCTAATAGCAGCTCTTATATATATATAGGTAGTAAAAAAATAATTGGGTACTTTATTGTTTTTTTTTGTAAAAAAAAGATGGTTTTATTTACAAATCATTTACGTAAAACCCTTCCAAAAAAAAGTGGAATTTGCATATAATAATAATGAGAGGATTTTTTAATGTGGTGGGCTAGGTTTCGCGAGCCGAAAAGACGGGTTTTCCTTGTGTTACCGTCCTGCCCACTTCCCTTAAAATAACACAAGGAGGAGCGAATATATAACACAAGGAGGAAATTAATATGGATTTAACCAAAGAAGTCAAAAAAACAGCCATTTGTAGTGGGGAAACCTATTTTAAATCCTACCGGAGCCTATATGAAAGACCTGCTTTTCGGGAAACCCTGGATTGTGTGGATTGCACCATTTATTGCTTATTGGCAGATCGTTACAACTTTTTTGCCAGCTTAGAACATCACGAAAACCAGGTAAAGACCAGGAGTGGAGAACTTGCGATCCGGTACTCAGAAAGCAAAATAGCGGAATACCTGCAGGTGAGCAGGTATAAGGTTTCCCTTGCCATCCAAAAATTAGAGATTTTGGGATTGATTAAAGTAGAAAGAACACCTGGTCAAGCATCTAATTATGTTGTTTTTGACATACCAGCAGAGGTACCCCAAGAAAGGGTAGCTAAAGTCAAAAAATTGCTGGGAGAGAAAAAACAGCGCAATAAAAAATACAACAACAAAGACTTGCTTAATTTTAAACAAGAACTTGCTCAAAATAGAGCAAGTGATGACCTGCTTCATATAGAGCAGGTTGTACCTGCTCAAAATAGAGCAGGTAATGATGATGACCTGCTCAAAATGAATACAGGTACCTGCTCAAAATTAAGCAACCACCTGCTCAAAATTGAGCAGGTACCTGCTCAAAATGAATACAATAATAAGACATATAAAGAAAAAGACCTTATTAAGAACCCCGAGCGGGGGACAGCCTCTCCTGAGGGGTCGGCATGTCCCCCGGCGGTAATAAACCAAGACAATGACGGCATCCAAGGAGAGGTAGCCACCATTAGTGGGGAGGGTTTTTCTCTTCCTGAAACTAAAAAAGACAATGCGGTATCAATTGACATGATGTCCTCCAGTGAGCAAGATACCATGTTGTTACCCGGTAATACAATTCAACAAACCAATGATGGCATTAATCAACAGTTACAAGATCCTATTATACCTGCAAGCCAAAACATAGAGGCCCACATGCACAATGCGACCAATAACATACCTGGTGTACAAATCGAGCAAAGAGCCGCCTCCTCCCAAAATTTACCAGAGGGGAGAATTACCCTCAGAGAGTGGTTAGCCGCAAATTGCAAAGTGCAATGGGTAATCGACCATGTATTAAACAAATTAGATGGCGACCAGATTATGCCTGATGAAGAGGATTATCTTAATGGCTGGGGGGATATGATGGCAGATATTGCTGCCGCATTACCAACCCTGCGAGATGTGCTTGTTAAGTGTGGCGTCCACCCCGATAACATTACAACTTTGGAGAGGCTTTATCGAGATAAAAACACGCCCCTTACCGCCAGTACTGTAATCGGCACTCTTTGCGGCCCGTCCGCCACAGATAAACTGATGGTGTACATCCTTACCGATGATTACGCAAAATATAAATATTAAAGAAACTTCGGAACCGGGAACCTTACAAGAGGATGTTGAACAAGTTGAACAAGACGGAGATACTAAAAAAGAACAAAAAGACAGTGTTGGGGATTGACCCTGCGACTATTGATACAGGCTGG